CAGCAACAGACCCCAGTGCCGTCCCTCCGGCCGTGGCATTCAAGGCGACCATGCCGCTGCGGGTCAGGGCCAGGCTGGCCTGCAAACCCCTCAACCCCACCATCAAGCTCAGGATGCCGCCCTTCACAAAGGTCCCGGCATAACCGAAGGCGATGGTGGCCACCCGGAGGCCGATAAATCCACCGATAGTGCCGCCAATCACTTTCGTGAGCAGGGGAAATCTCTCGGCAAAGTCAGCCACTCTACTGGAAATCCTTCCCAGTACCCCCGCCGCGGCGGCGATATCGGGCAAAAAGACGCTGCCGAAATTGATCCCGGCCTCGACCAGCCGATTCTTCAAGAGCTGTAGGCTATTGGCGGTCGTGGCGGCTCGGGCCGCAAATTCCTTCTGCATCGACCCGGCGTAATCCGCTTCCTTGGCCACATATCCTTGTTCTTTCCTAAGCTCTTTTATGCCCTCTACCAGAAGGGCCATATCATCGGCATATTCCAGGCCAAACAGGTCCATCAAGACCCCCATATTTTTGGCCTTGGGAATCTTTGCCAGGGTTTCAAGAAACAAATTAAGGGCCTTCTGAGGGTCTTTTAGAAAAGCAAACTTCAGCTTCTTGGCGCTGATTCCGGCCGCAATGAGGCCCTGTTGAAACTTTTTATTTCCCTTATCCGCGGTCGCAACCTTCATTAGCAGAGCATTAAGGCCAGTAGCCGCCACTTCCGGGGCCCTGCCGAGAGAAAGCATGGTGCTGGACAAAGCTGCAGTTTGGACGGCTGACAGCCCGACGGCCTTGGCCGTGCCCCCAACCCTGGCCAGAACATTGACGATATCCCGCTCTCGTGCCGCGGAATTATTGCCTAATTGGTTGATGGCATCGCCCAGGTTTCCCAGTGCCGTAATGGGGATCTTGTAGACATTGGAGAGTTTCGCCATTGCGTCCCCGGCTTCGTTCGGGAGCATGTCAAAGGCCGTGGCCATCTTGGCTACAGTTTTGGTGAATTGCGGAATGTCCTTGACCGCAATACCCAACTGACCGCCGGAAGCCGCAATTTGTGCCAGGCCACTGGCGCTGATGGGAATTTCGCGGCTCATTGCTTTAATGGTCTTGCCGAACTCCACCAGCCCTTCCGGGGTAGGGAAATCCACCGTCTTGCGCACATCGGACATCGCCGATTCAAAATCGATGGCGGCTTTTATAGGGATAGCGATAGACGCACCCATTGCCGCGGCACCGAAGAGCTGCCCCCGGTATTGCGCCCGCTTATCCAGGTTAGCCTGTTGCTTCGCCAGGGCTGCGCCCAGCTTGGCCTGGGCGCAGCGGGCCCGCTCCAGAGATGCCCCCAGCTTCGCCTGGTCAGCGGCCAGGCTCCGGGTGGAGACGCCGGCCTGCTGCATCTGCTGGCGCAGGCGCTGCAGGGCCACGCCCTGGCTCTCGGCCTGAGTCTTGAGCGCCCCGGCCTTGGTTTTAGCCTCACTAAAACTCTTACCCAGGGCAGAGGCCTGTTGCGCCGCCTGCTTTTGGGCGTCCCCCAGGGACTTCACTTCGGCCTTGGCCGCGGCGTAGGCCTGTTTCAGCTCCTGGCCCGGCCGTTTGGCCCCTTTCATTTCTGCGGCCACCGCCGCCAGCCTTTCTTTGGCGGCCGCCAGGCCCTTCCCCAGCCGGGCGCTTTCCTGATCGGCGCTCTTAAACTCCCGGGCCAGCCGGCCGGCTTCGGTCTGAGCCGCGGCCATTGCGGCTTTCGTCCCCTCCAGGTTGGTCTTTAATTTCCTGAAGCGGCCGATATCCGCTTGGCCGGACTCCATATGCTGGATGGCGCTGCCCAGCGCTTTCACCTGCCCCAGGGCGCCGCCTACGGTACTCTTGAAAGAACCGCTTAAGGCGGCGCCGATGACAACTGAAAGGTTGAAGGTTTTGCCCATGTTCATTTTTTCCTGACTGGAATCGCTTCCAGCCAACTAATCAGTTCTTCACCATCGAGGTCCAGCAACTCGTTCAGGCCCCAGCCGCTGAAATGCGCCAGGACTATGACGGCCTCCCTACAGGCTCGCTCTTCGATAACAAAAAATCGTTGAACATATCCTGTAGTTTCTTATAGTCGGACAGATCCAGCTCGTTGATATCCTTCTCTGTGACTTCGCAGAGGTTGGCAAAGAGCTTGACCTCCTTGGCCTCATTGCTGTCCTGGCCCTTGACGGAGGCGATCATGTCCCGCACCTTGGGCCGGCGCATCTTGAGGTTTTTGACCTCGACCCCATCAATCTCGATGGGATAATCCAGGGGAATATCGACCAACATGCAATGGTCTCCTTATTCAGCCGTCAGGCCGCCCGGCAGCAGGCGGGGCCTGACAGCTCTATAGGTTTACAGGCCGATGTTGGTCCGGCTCACGGCCAGATAATCCACCCCGTCAATAATGCGGATCATATTGGGCACGTCGATCTCGATGAGGGTCTCGCCGTTGCTGATATAGCGGTAATAGGAGACCGAGACGGATACCTTCTTGGTGGAATTGTCGCCGGCCTTCCACTTTTCCCATTCCATCTCGCTCCACCGGCCCATAATCACCACCTCGACCGGCGTTTTATAGCCGGACAGGTCGTCCGATTCGATGGAGCCCTTCATGCGCAGGGACACGGCTGCACTGTCTTGCAGCCCGAACAGCCGGATGGTGTCCTCGTTGTACTCGCCCAGGGTGAAATTGCATTCCAGCTTTTCCATGCCCAGGTCGATCATGAGCGGGGCGTCCATGCCGCCGGCGCGAAATTCCTCGCTTTTGATCGAGAGCTTGGGGAGTTCGACCTCCTCGATCTTGCCGGCGTAGCCGCGACCGTCCACGAACAGGTTAAAATACTTTAGTTTTCTCGGGATCATGACCTAAACCTCCTCTCCTATTAGGAGAAAACCTCTTCGATGTAGTCATCCACCAGGTGGCTGCGGAAGGTGATGTGCTCGGCCGGGTAGGGGGGCGTGAAGTCAAAGTCGAAATAGACCTTGCCGGCCATGATCTGGTCCGGAGTATTGAGATCCGGATCGGCATAGCACTTGCCGCCCAGGATGGCCCCCACCGCCACCAGGTGCCTCAGGTAGGCGTTGACCCCTTCGGTCACTTCATCGATATAGGTCTTGGTGATGTTGCGGTCCACGGCCCAGAGGTGCGCCTGCAGGAGGCTCTCGTTGATCATGTCCGCGGTGCGCCTGACCGACAGGAAGGCCCACTTCTGATCGCTGGAGCAGGTGCGGTTGCCCCACAGCCGGTAGCCGTCCTTCCGGATGATGGTGGTTACCTCGTTTTCATTGAGGTAATTGGCCCGGCAGCTGGGGTCGCCCAGGGCAAAATCCACCGGCCGGGCGGTCCCGACAATGCCGTAGACCTCACGGTTCGACGGGCTCCACCAGAAGCCGCGCTCGTTGTCGCTCTTGGCGATGATCCCGGCCACCCGAGCGGAAGGCGGCATGGCCACGTTTTCATTGGTGTCGGTATCCAAGACCATCACCCACGGATCCACCACATAGACCCGGGCGCTGCCCCAATCTTCCCGATAGGTGATGGCGTCGGCGTCATTGGTGTTCGGGCCGTCGGCGATGATCACCGCCCGCAGCCGGTCGGCAATCCCCAGCAATTCGGAGACCACCGGGTTGGCCAGGTCCCCGGTGCGCGAATGCGTAAAACCGGGGGCAATCAGGATGCGGGGCGTTACATGGACCACGCTCTCGGAGCCCAGCAGGGCATGGACGCCTTCATAAGCGCCGGTCGAGGCGTCGACGCCGCCAATGATATCGGCGGCCGTAACCAAAGTCGGGTCCGGGCGGTCATAATTGACCATGAGCGTCGCCTCGGCCGGAATGTCCCCGCCTACGAGCCTGGTAACAGTTCCAGCTTCGGCGTCCAGGGTGTAATCCGTGCCGGCCTCATAGGTGGTTACGCCGGTACTGTCCTTGACCACGCAGTTCAGCACATACTGATGGTCCAGGGTGATCAGGCCCTGGGCGTTCAGCGTGTAGCTCTTGGCCGCGACCAGCGTCTTATGGACCGCAGGATCGAGCACATTGACCACTACCACCGTTGCGCCGATCTGATCAAAAATGGCGTCCAGGGCATCCGGGATAGTCCCGAGCCCCGCGCCGAACTGGGTCACGGCCTCTTTGAGCGAGCCCGCAATCAGGGTGGGCGTGTTAATCGGCCCTTTGGGCGCTGTGCCCACCAGGCCGATGACGCTCGAGGCAGCCGTACTGATCGACCTGATGCCATCGTCGATCTCGACGACTTCGATACCGTGTAAAAATTGCTCAGCCATTGACTTCCCCTCCTTCGGCTACGGGTTCATCGGACTTCTTGTTCTTGGGGGCCTTGGGGGCCGCCGTGTCGGCGCCTGTGTCGTCCTTGGCTTTAGCCGTCCAGGTCTTCGGTTTCTCGGCAGCCTCTTCTATAGGGGCCACCCACGGGTCCGAGCCTATGACGAGGTATCTCGCCTCCCGCTCATGCAGCGTTAGGGTTTCCCCTTTCTTTTGCACCTTGCCCTTATGGCAAAATGGCTTCAAAACTTTGTATTGCGGCATGACTCCCTCCTTTAATGGCTATGATGATTCGTATTGCCCGTGGCATCGATGATTTTGCCGCTGGCGGTGATATTGCCCTGGACTTGAACATCGCCGATTATCTTGACTCCGGCCGGCGCGATGATGGTTAAGTCGCTTTCGCTTTCGATGGTAACGTAGCCATCCTCCGGATGCCGCTTGATGACGATATGCAGCCCCTGCATCACCATTCTCATAGCGTCATTTCCCCATGCTTTTCACAGACCACGTGCAGGCAATCCGTGACCGTCAAATCCACATGCCCCTCGACCCTCAAGGTGGTATTGCCTTTGATAACCACCTCGGCCTCGCCCTTGATGAGGACGTCGAGCTTATGGGCGCTGCGGTCATAGGTGACTTTGGTGCCGTCCTCGAAGACCACCGTGCGCTTATTGCCGTCCGTCTCCGGCGCCGGGGCGCTGTCCTGGTAAGCCCCCAGGAGCACCGCACCTTGCGCCGGTTCGCCCGAGGGCGAGAGCACCATGACCTGTTCGCCGATATCCGGGGCCCACCAGTCCAGATCCTTGCCGGCCCGGCCGGTCATCCACGGCAGCCAGCCGGTGAGCAGGTCGCCGCAACGAATCCGCACCCGGGCCTTGGCATAGTCGGCCTCTTCCACGGTACCCAAACGCAGAATATTGGCCAGCCTGCGGTCCAACTCGGTCACGGCGAATTCTTTATCCCTGCCCATCAGGTGATCTCCCAATAATCTTCCTCATGCCCAATTCCGACTTCCGGGACAATGCCGAAATACACATGCGAGGGCAGGACGCCGGTTTCATCCCAAATGGATTCTCCCAGCCTGACCTTCTGGCGCCAGGAAGCCGCCCACATGGCGGTCCCGGTCTTATCGACCTCGCCGGAGTACATGTTCTGGGCCTGCACCTCCCGCGCCTTGAAGGCCTTCCCGCCCAGCCCCCACTGTTTCCCTGGAATATAAAGCAAGAGAAATTCGATGATGTTCAGGGCCGCAACATCCTTGGGGAGCGCTTTTGCATCCGAGGTCACCACAAAGGCGGCCATGACCAGGTCAGCATCACATTCGCCGCTCTCCTGCAGCTCTGATTCTTTTACACCCAGACAGGCGATAAACACTGCCGGGGTTTTGGTGGCCACGCGACGCAGCTCGGCGAGGTCAAACCTGCCGGCGTGGGGGCGGCAATCCCGCAGGTCCGGGAGCTTCGTTTTGATGTTGTCGGCTATGGCCTGGCGCAGGTCGTCTAAAGTCATCCCGCTACCCTTCAAATAAGCCCAAATCCCTGACCAGGCGGCCAGGAGCGGCCTGAAAGCCTGTCCTTTGAGTAATGATCCCCGCTTCAACCAAAACGCCCCACACGTCGCCTCTCAGGGCTTTTCTGAGGGATACTCGGGTCGTGCTCATAGCTCCCCCACCATCCGGGCGATTAAATCATCCACCAGTACATCCAGGGATTGCACCTGATCTAAATCTTCCGGCAGGTAGGGCCGGGCGTCCAGGTGGACCGCATGGCCCCGGCCGGCGTCGCCCCCAAGCTGGTGAATGGGGCCATAAATCTTGTTAGTGCCCACTTCCACAAAATCGGTCCCCAGGTTTTTGTTGATGGAGCCCCGCAGTTGGGCTGTGTCGGTCAGCGTTAATCCGCCCTGGGCCTCAGCCCGCCGGGATTTCTTCCAGGGAGTGCCATCCGGCCCCTTCTCTTCCTGAAAATGCTGGAGGGTTTGGGAAACAATCTCCTCTCCGATATCACCCAACAAGGTCTTCCTGCCGGTCTCGCCAAACGCGGCCAGGGCATTGAGCCGCTTTTCCAGCCCCGGCAGGCCTTCCAGATCGATCTTGAGCGCAACCCCAGCAGCCATGCCTCAATACCTATCTAAGCGGTGCGGGAAAAAGATTTGCCGGCGCGAATCCACGCTAATTCCCGGGCGCTCGATAGGCGCCTCGGGCTCCTCGATGCCCAGGCTCATCTTCCCCTCGGAGATCAGCTTGAGCATTCTCACCGCATCCTCATACCGCTTGCGCCGCTCCTCGGTGCCATGATCCGGGGACAGCCGGTAGAGGGCGATATCGACGCAGAGAATGACGATGATCTTGGGGGCCACAGTAAGGGGCAGAGGGTAGCGCGCCGCCAGATAGCTGTCGATTTCCGCCGTGGCATCATCTAAGGCGCGTCCGATAGCCTCATCATCCAGGGCGCCATCCCCATCACGATCCGCCACCGCATACAGGGCATTCTCGCCATAGCGGTCAATGATATTTGCCTGGGTTGCATACATGGCCTACCCTCCTCTTTCAGGCCGCAGCGGCTGCTGCGGCCTGAGCCGGTTTACGCTTGGACGTTGGTCACCTGCGCCCAGCAGATAGCCTTGGGGACCGGCACGGGCAGGGGCTTGGATTCCGCCACCAGTTTGATCCCGCTGGGGTCTTCCATCTTGATGGGCTTGACGAAAAAGGGCATGGGTACCAGGTTGGCGTCCAGGTCATCCACCGCGCAATAGAACAGCCGGTGGTTGGCGTCCTGGGCGACCATGACGATCTTGTCATCCGCCACGATCTGCACGAACAGCCCGGTCTCCGGAT